GATACTCATTCAAGACATAAACACGAACCCATTGTGGGCCTTTGCCCAAGATAATCTTGTTATAATAATCAGGCTGTAGGTTGTCTCTGTTCTCAGATGACATGTTAGGCTCGTAACCAGTCAGATTGCCCTGCTCATCCTTCTTCTCAAACATAGCACCAGCTTGCTTGAAGAACTTCCAGTCATCAGGCTTAACCATTAACATGCGTTCATCAGATGTCAGATACTCAGGGGTGGGAACTTCACCAGCCATAATACCCCACCAATGCACTTCGTCTGGTGCGTTCGTATCCATAATCACACCATACCAAGAAGGACCACCATCCCTCATCGATGGGAAACGACCAACACGCATAGTACAAGCATCAACAATGGACTTGCTGATTTCCCTAGCCTCATTAATCCAGACACCAGTCAACTCTAAAGACAACAGCTTCTTTACATCTTCCTGACGATCCAAAGCCAAAAAGATAACCTCAACCTCGACAACAGAATTGTCAGGCAGCGCAAACCGTACATGATGTGTATAAGGAGGCGACCAGTGAAACCGACCAAGCTCATCACTAAACCAGTCTCGCCATGTCTTGATTGTTGTGGTTTTTAACTGTGGGTTGGTATTACGAATAACTGCCCATCTGGTTCTGCGTACACCCTGATCATTTGGCTTCTGCATAGTTGCCTTACGCATAATCTCCATGCAGCAAGTAACAGACTTGCCAGATCCAACAGGGCCACGGATACCACGGACAAAAGACTCATCCTTCATAAATTCCCTGGCAACAGGACCGGGGGGTTTGTAATCAAGGTTCATATCTTTGTCTGCTTAAACGCCTTGTTCTTTTCCATTAACTTGCGCTGTTCAGCCTTAGATAAACCACCTTGAGCATATGTTAGAGTAGGAGACTTCTCAGGCTCAACTTCACTAACCTTCGGAGCTTTTGAAACAGTGGGCTTGTCGTTAGCTCTACGATCAGTCTTATCAGTACCCATTAAGGTATCAGATACTTCAGTACCAACCTTCTTGACTAGCTTTTCTGTTGGCTCAACAAGCTTCTTGTCAACAAAACTTGATACCTTTTTGCCAGTCTTCTTGACAGCTCTTGATATCTTCTTTGGTGCCGATCCCATAAATCACTCCTGAGAAAAAAAATATAATTTGGGTTTGCTTCTTTTTAGTCTGTCGTGTGTGTGGTTTACCCTTTATGGAGTCCATCGCCGTATTTCTAAGCCCTTCTCTCACAGGAGCTTTACGGACATGGGACCCCTATTAAACATTGAAATTAATCTGTACCGCAGTAGAGGGAACGCTAGGCCCATCTACCTTAAAACCTGATCGATCTAACATATCCTTGGCAGCTTCAAGCCTTACGTACGAACTCTTATCTGTAAGCAGTGATCTCATAGTCGCCATCGCTTGTGTGGCGTCCCATCCCAATGTCTGCATAGCTATCTGTTGTCTGTATTCGATAACATGTTGTTTGTTCAGCGTATTATACGCCCATGCCTTATTCCTACCCAACCGTTCAGCAGCGGTTGTCGGGTTGCAACCATCATGCAAGATTGCATGCACCAGATCAGCCTGTGCATCTGTTATCTTACCGTGTATTTCTCTGAGGGTTTTGGCTTCCTTGTTGATGTCATCAACTGGTACAATACCGCCTGTGTATTTGTCTTGCTGCTGTTTGTTTGCTTGTTTCATGTACGTCTGCTTTCGTTGGCTCCTTGGCGTAGTATACATATACCCCACTTATTAGTGTCCATTCACATTACGCAAGCATTTGATTTGCTTCGCAATATCTTGTGCAGATGGCACTCTTTCAGAGAGACCAACTTATAAAAGTTGGACCTTATAAACGTTGCGTCGTTTAATCACGCTTCCCCTTGGTCGGGGAACACCAGACATAACCACAAACAATCGCTAACAACAGAAAGTGTACGTCAAGTCGTGACACTCTCTGTTGCAATCGACTGTAGAGTGGTGCTGGCGAGTCATGATGTCTTCCGGTGCAAGGAACGTCTGCCCTTGGCAGGGCGTTCGTTTGCCCCTTGAGTTGCGCACACACACACATGATTGGCCCTACGTCGTTCCATTATCCTTGCAGGGTAACAAATGGATTGTTCCAAGCGTAGAAAGTAAAGTCCGCATCAAAATCCGAATTTATTATTATTAAGTCACTCTTACGAGTGACATGTTCTTTTATCGAAAATCCATTTTGACAAGGGGATTCCCAAGTGGTCACCCCTGCTGGACTTGACTATCTACTTCCATTTGTTGGGTGTCGGTAAGAACGTCGCAGAGAATCCTGTGTGCGTGTTTACCTTAACTTCTACAATGGAGCGTTGAACCATGCGTAAGCAATTAGAACTATTTGACTCACCTTTTATCAAATTTCACAAGGATACAGAAGAAATGTCTAGGCGCACAGCCAAGGCACTTGATGACAATTTTGGAGATCTAATTTCAATCATCAATGACGACATCGATACGGCATTAGAGTCTGGCGACAATGATCGTCTTGTAGAACTTGTGCAGATGAGAACTGCATACCAGCAATAGGAGGCTGACATGGATAAAGTATTAAACCAAGCATTAGATTTTCTTCAACATCTTCACGATCTTGAGAAAACTACAGATAACCAGCAATCCCTCGATTTGTTATCGGAGGCAATTGCAAGCGCCGAGATAGATCTGATGCGTCTTCACGATTGCAACGATTTATAAGCCAAGTATTAGGGGGTGATCATAGGGTCATCCCCTTTCATCATAAGGAGCGTTGAAATGACTACATTACAAAATGAAGACATCACTACAGAGCAGCTAGATCATATCGCAGCTACACTGTTCCAAGATCAGTTACCTATGCCAGACAAACACAAGGCATGGTGTAACGAGCTAGCCAAGCGTCTTATCAAGGTCGCTGACATGTTTGACGATGGTGAGGACGTTATCATCCTTGCAAAAATGGCCGACCAGCTACCTCGCATGTTTGAGAAGATGCGTGACAATGTACAGTCTCAGGCATCAGACATGAAGAACGAGGTTCGTGCAGCATATCGTGCTGACGCTGGTATCGAGATCACACAGAATGTTCAGGACGATCTGCAAGAAAAGCTTGACCGTCTACGCAGACAGTATTGGACGCTCAACGAAGCGTTCAAGGTCACACTCAATCAGGTCAGACCTAAGGTTATCAGCAACGCTGGGTTCTCCTTCAACGGAGGCAAGTACACGCAGCTCAAAGATCTACCAAGGGTGCAGCGTATGCAGAAACGTAGAAAGGTCACGCTTGACATGTACAAGAACGATCCTGACTACGCTATGTCGCTGATGTCGGGATCAGGTTACGTCGAGTTACCGGATGACGCAAAGTAGCTACATATAGGGAGGGGCTAGTCCCCTTCCTTCTTTTTTTGTTCAATCCACCTCGCCCTTTCATCGCCTCAACAGGAGCATGTTATGAAAAAGCGTAAAGCAAAGCCTCAAACAAAATCGTCTAAACGTAACCCCTATGTATCTTGGTTAAGATCAATAAAGCCAAAGATTATTAGGTCAAAGAAAATATACGCACGAAAAGGCAAATCTCTTTTCGGAAAATCCACAGAAATTTTTGCTATGGGGGGACACCTCAATGATTTTTTACATACTTGCAGGAGTGGCATCAGCAATCGGCGTATTGTTCATGCTGTTCAAACTGGATATCAAAAAAGTGCTGGCGTTCGACGTGTTTGTAGACATTGGAGCAAGTATTCTTCTTATCGTGATGTTTGCCGGAACGTTCGCAGGAATGATGGCAGCAGTCATAGCCGGAAGTATTATATCAATCGCTCTGTTCTGCATGAAAAAGCTAATCGGTTGCAAAAAGCCACAAAGAAATGGTTTCAAATGGCAATGGGTAAACGTGCCGCCAACAACAGCACACCATGCAACATATCAATAGATTGAAGATGATCTGGCCTCAACGTTCCTACTAGATCATCCTCATAGAGACAGCCACCGTCAGTTGCAACAAGGTCGTCAGTGCTGTCACTGTAGGGCAGGTAACGTGATCCCTACAACCCTTTATTGGAGGTTACTATGAAAACTCAAGCAGAAATTATATGTGACGAAGAACACTTTTATATAAATGAAAAGGGTTCTGAATACTCTGAGCGATGCTGGATATTATCAAATAGGGATGTTTGGTACAGAAACCCGCATTACAAAGGCAAGCCTCAGCCTCATCCAGAGAGCCACGATTAACACCCACCCCCAACCTTCACACAACTTTGTGAATTTCAGAATTAGGAAGCCAATGGTTTTCTAAGTGTCTGGCTGTGCAGTCAGATTATCAAAAACGTAACGTTAGTTAGGAAAACAATACCATGAATATTCAAAAAATCACCGTATCAGGCAATGTTGGTCAAGCACCAGAAATCAAAGACGTTAACGGCGTAAAAGTCGCTAATTTCTCTGTTGCAGTCAACGACAACTACACCAACAAGGCTGGTGACAAGGTAGAAAACACCAGTTGGTATCGCATCGAAGCATGGGATGGCAAGAATGGTGGCCTCGTATCAGGTGTTATCGAAAAATACCTCGATGCTGGTCAGATGGTCTACATCGAAGGCGTTCCAGTTCAGGAAACCTACGAAAAAGACGGTCAGACTCAGCGTTCATTCAAAATCAAAC